ATGCCGTTATCACCAAACTCCTGATAGAGCTGGGAGAAGGAATTGCCGTAATCTGCGTTTTTGGATTTGAAGGTATCGCACATTTCGACCTGGATGCGACCAAAGCGCTGAACATCATTCATGAAAATAACCTCCTTATAGATACATAAAAAATTTAATTAGCCAGCCGGCGAAGAGGGCGACCAACGCGGGCGGGCAGAGACCGGCAAGAGTGCCGAGGAAAACACACAAGCCATCCGGCAGAGACCAGGAATCAAAGCAGCTGGACTTGCCGTCAATGACGTTTTGAACATCATTCTGCAGGGGGATTTTGTGGGGGATGCCGGTGGTATCGACGATGAATTCAAGAGCCAGGCCGATGCCGGCTGCATGAAAGACGCCGATGGTGGGGATGGGGCCAATGGCTAAAAACCAGTTCCAAAGTTTGGATGCAGCGAACCCCCAGACGGGGATGTGCAAAGCCCAGGCAGCAACGGCACAGGCGTTAAGCTTTACAGCGCGGGTGGAATCAGTGAGGACTTTATGGACAACTTCGGACAAGTCACGAAGAGCAGTTTTATCGTCTTCCACCTGGTTGATATGTAACTCGTAGGTTTTGAGGAGCTTGCGGATTTCTTCTTGGGTCATTCGGACGCCTCGATATCATTGAAAATTTCAGGGTAGACAGTCTGCAGCTCCTTGAGGACAGGAATCATGAGGGCGCGGATAGCGGGGTGGGCATCCTTGGCGGTGCGAAGGCGAAGGACTTCATGCCATTCGCGCAGGTTCCAGGTGCAGACGATCTCGGTTTTGAGGCAGAGGGGAAGGACATCGCGGGCTTCTTCCGGGGTGGCACCAGCATTCAACATGTCACGATAGCCTGTTTCAGCAAAGCCACAATAGTTTTTCCAGGAAATGCGTTTCCTGCCGGTATAGCCATGGTCAATAACTGTGATTTCATTGCCGAACTTATCTTTGTTGTAATTGCAATAGCGGGTGGATTCCTGGGCATAGGAGCCGATACGGTGACGGACGATCTCGTTGGCAACGCCGCGGTCGGTGATGAATTTAATGGTCAGGCTGATATGCTCGATCATGGCGTAATGATGATTTTTACAGAGCATGGCGACCATTTTGGAATCACTGCCGGGCTTGATAGCATCCTCGCTTTGATAGCAGGTGCGGGCGATGCGCTCGATACGCTGCATGGTGACATCACGGTTGAGCGGGGTGATCCATTCGTGGGATTGAGGGATAATTTTCATTCTGTGGGTGCCTCCTGTAAGATAATGCAGTTGGATGGGTAGAGAAGAATATAATCTTTCTCCCAGGCATAACCGCGGTAGGTAGGGTTGGAAACTTTGACGCGGCAAGGGGTGAAACCGATCACAACATAAGTGTTCCAGTTGATGCCGCTGTTTTTATCCGTCTGCGCATAGGCAACGGTGTCGCCGACATGGATTTCGCGGCCAATGGCATCGGTAATTGGTTCAGTCATGGGCGGCCTCCTGTTCGGGTTCGCACTGCTTGATAAGATGGCCGATCCAGAACAGGCGCTTAGGGGTGACGGGATCTTCTTTCAGGCAGGCAAGAGTGTGGTTTTTGCGAAAACGAGGTTCAAATTCCAAAGTAAAAACGGTATCTGCATTGGAGAGAATGAAGTCTTTATAGTCCTGGCGAAGGATAGGCCAATCGGGATCGTTTTGGATAGCGGTGAGATCAAATTTGACTTTATCGCCATCTTTGTAATCCAGGATATTGCCGGTGTTCTGATAGAGCCAGGCGATAGCTTTGCCGTTGCGCTTGATGTTGACGGCGTTTGCGATTGCTTTGTTTTTGATAAGATCACCTGCTTTGGTAAGAGTGAAAAGGTTGGCGGGCATTGAACGCTGCACGCTGGGCGGGTGTTAGATCATTGATGTTATAGGTAATGATGAGAGCGGAACATTTGGAAGCATAACTGCGGCAGATAGATTCAAGCTCTGCCTTGGCACGCTCTTTGCGGTGGAGTTCACGGGTAGTATTCATGGGGGCGGTGGATCAACTCCTTTAACGAGAAGATAGGTTTTGCCCTGGAGGGCGGCCGGGAGAAAGACCAGGCGGCCGGCAGCGAGGACGAAGCAACCGATTTGAAGTCGGGTGACGACCTGGTAGCTGCGGTGGGCACGGAGCAGGGGAGAGACGGGTGGATAATTGGCGAATAGGACGGCTTGCATTATGGCTGAACCCCCTCCAGGTGCTGTTTCATTTCGCGGTAGAGGATATCATGGATAAGCTTGCCGGAGGTTTGAGGTTCACAGAAAATGAGCTTGCAGTCATAGCGGGCAAGCCAGGTTGTGAGGCTGGCCACCATGGCGACAGGGGACATTTTGCTGCGGTATGTACCGGCGTAAAGCATTTCCCAGGTGGTGCGCTCAACAAGCAGATAGGTACGGGCACCTGCTGCTTTGGCACGTTCAAATTCACGGGTAAAGCGATCACGCTGGGAGGTAAAGCAATTTGCGATTTCGTCGCTGGACATCTTCCGTTCGATCACGACGATATTTTCCAGGCTATAGGGAACGCCGGTGGGCAAGATGACCTTGGCAGAATAATCGCCAAAATTGAGCTTTTGCCGTTCGACTGGGCAACCCATTTGCTGAATGCGTTGAGTGAGCGCCGAGGTTTCGTGCTCACGGGTATCAATTAGGATAGTAAAAGTTTCAAGGGCGGATTTGACAAAGACAGGTTCGATAATATCACCCCCTAGGATCTGAACCACCAGAACAAGCTGAAAACGATGGCTGTGAGATAGAGTTTGTACCAGTCATCACGAGATAAAAAAACCGATTGTTATTGGTCGAGGGCTTTGAACCGCCCCACCGGCCAGGCGAGAATGAGGTTGAAGGGATAGATGAGTTCAAACTGGGAGGGGAAGAAGACGTGGAAATCAAAATGGGCGTATCACCAGGCATCGAACTCTTGGTGACGTTACCGAAAATAGTGGCAATAACACTGATGGCAGTATTGAGAACCGCCATAACCAGAAAAAAATTAACGTACATGGCTGTATTTATAAAGGAAGGTGTTGAAATCCGTTGTGGACTGGACCCAACCGGCATCGGTGCGGGACCACTTGCCCTCCTGCTTGGTACCAAGAACCTTGATGATATCGCCTTTAGCGATGGGGTTTTGATCCATGGTGGAGGGACGGATTTTGAAATTAACGGTTTGACCGGTTGCAAGCTGGTACAGTGCGATGGTCTTGTTTTTATATTTGCCGTCAATAGAGAGAATGTAGTGGTAGGTGGAAGCGAGAGAAGGGTTTTGGTATTGGAGGTAGCCAAGATTATCCATCTCGTACTGAAGAATATCGCTGACCGGAGTGATGATTTCTGAAGTTTCTTTGGCGCAGTGACGGACAATGCCGAGCCAGTCCACATTGATGTATTTCTTTTCAGTTTCTTTCTCACATAAGGTGAGCATTGCATCATGGTCAATGAACGGGTCAACGGTTGCTTTGGAGAGCTGAATGGAATCACTGTACTTATCGAACAATTCAACCTGGGCTTTGAGCTGGTTGGGATTGCCAAACTCGTGGAAAAAATCAAGTTCAATCAGGATTTGAAGCTGGCGGGAATTGACCGAGGTTTTATGCTTGATATCTTGCAGGAGGCTGATAAAATCAGCGTAAGTGTTATCCCGCAGAGCATAAAGTTCACGGCCAATGCGCTTGTTGAGGTATTTGATGGAAGCCATGCCTTTATAGATGGCACGATTGGCAACATCCGGGGTGTATTGATCCAGCGAGTGGCGGAAGCGGATAGGCATGATTTTGATGCCGCGCTGTGCCGCCAGAGCTGTGCCGGCAAGGATTTTCTTTTGGTTATCCGCGGTGTTGAGCAGGGCGGTAACGAATTCAACAGGGTGGTAATAACGATAGTAGGCGCAGTAATAGGTAAGGATGGAATAGCCAGTAGCATGATTCAGACCGAACTGGTAGTTGCTACTGTCTTGAAGAATTTGAAGGAAGGCTTTGGCTTCTTGTTCTGCCTGAGAACGAGGGCTGGAAGCGTGAGCGCAGTAACCCTCAAGAATATGGGGAAGAGCTTCTTTGATCGCTTTTTCATCCTTGTGGCCGATAGCACGGCGAACAGAGTCAGCATCGCCACCGGACATACCGCAGATTTGCTGTAGGAAAGCAATGCTGCTCTCCTGGAAAATTAGCCAGCCGAGCGTGTCCTCAAGCAGGTCATCAATCTCTTTGGAAGGATTCTGACCGCGTTCATGGCGGAAAAGCTTATCCCGATAGGATGCGCCGCCAGGACGGATAGCAGCGGTTACAATGCTGAGATCCTTGATGGAATGAGCATCGAACTTTTTGAGGGATTCAAAAGCGAAATCTTCCACAAACTGGAACAGGCCATAAGGACTGGTTTTCATATCTGCCCAAACGGCAGGATCATCAAAGTCGATCTGCCAGGTGTGAGGGTAGGGGACGTGAGCGAGGCTGCAAACTTCCGAGATAAGACTTACTGTATTAAGCGACAACAAATCATACTTGGCCAGACCAACAGCGTGAGAGGCATCCATATCCAGCGCAAGAACCTGCAGGCCATCTTTATCACGAAAAACGCTGTAGCGCTCGTACAAATCAATGGGGGCGATGATAACACCGGCAGGATGATGGGAAAGAGAAACAACTGTATCCTTGATGCCGTCAAAGTAATAGAAAAGGTCAGGATACTTAGCTTTGCAGGTTTCCGGGTCTGCATCGTATTCATCTTTGATTAGAGCAATATGATTCAAAGACCACGGGTTTAAGTCTTTAGGACTGGTGGGGTTAGTCTTTTGCCAGCGCTTGGCAAGGGCACGACCAATTTCATCAATCGTTCCTTTGTCGGATACGGTGCCAAGAGCCAGTACATAGGCACATTTACGCTGGCCAAAGGCTTTGAAGATATGGTCGTAAATCATAGGACGGTATTCGTCCGGGACGTCAATATCAATATCACCAATTTCGACACGGTTTTCATTACAGAAGCGGGAAAAGACGAGGTTCCAGCGAACGGGATCAACGTCGATAATATCTGTAACAAAAGCCGCACGGGAACCGGCCACAGAACCACGGCTGGGGCCGATGGGAATGTTCTTTTCATGCTTGGCCCAAATCATAAGGTCTGACATGGACAACATGAACGCCAGCATTCCAGTTTTTTTGAAGACAGCCAGCTCTTCCTCAATATCTTTGCGGAAGGCGGCGACTTCATTTTGGGGAATGATGCCCTTTTGGATCTTATCTTCCAGCATGGTGTGGGTGCGCTCGATGTAGGCTTTAGCATCGGATTCCACAGAGCCGGTCAAAATGGGGTAACGAGCCTTGGTATTAAGTTTGAAAGCCTTGGTGGAATCCGCAAGGCAGTTGGTGTTTTCGATTGCCTGCATCCAGACTTCACGCGGCAAGGAATCCTGCTGCTCAAAGGCCGTAACCAGCTGCTCATAAGTTTTGAAGGTAAGGTCAAACTCATCTTCGCCGGTAAATTCAATACCTTTACCCTCCATGAGGACCTTACGGCACTCGGCTTTGTACTGGGTGGAGCTGTGGGTATCGGTGGCCGCGATGAGGGGCTTGTGATACTTTTGGGACAGCTCATAGAGATACTGGTTGAATTCAATCTGCTCTTTGCAGTTATGGTATTGAATCTCCAGAAAGTCGTAGCGTTGAATCAGCTGCTCATAACGGGCGGGGTCGAAATCCTCAACATCCGCAGTGTAGTGATGCAGAGGGCTGGCAAGGCAGGCGGAGGTGGCGATGACGTTATCGGACAGGTGATAAAATTCATCAAAGGTAACACGGGGTTTGTAATACTTGTGATCTTCCTGATTGGAAAGGCTGATAAGGTTATTGATCTCCATAACACCTTTGGGGTTGCGGGCGATGAGGACCGTGTGGTAGTTATCGCGCAGTTTATGAGGTTTATCCTCCCCCGGAGATTGGTGGGTAAGGCGGTCGGTAAGATAACATTCAACGCCGAAGATGTACTTGAGGCCGGCTTTTTCTGCTGCCTGCTTTTTAGCTGTCCAGTTCAGCAGGGTACCGTGGTTGGAGGAACCAAGGGCGGTCATGCCGCTTTGAACGGCCAGGTTAATGTAATCCTGATATTTGGTGCAGGAATCAAGAACAGAGCCTTCATCATCGTGAAGGTGATAGCAGAGGTAATTGTTTGTCATGAAGCAAGCACCTCTGTATTTTCTTGATATACCCAGGGGATTTTGTGCTGAATAATATCGAGATTGTGTGGGAGATTTTGAAGGATAAGATCGTCCAGCAGTTTAGAGGATGGAGTATCAACAATAGCGTAACGAGGATCTTTATTGCGCCACATGGTAATGCCGAATTTATTTTTCAGAATAAAAATTAGCCGCTCAACCTCTTCGTCTGTAAGAACTCCTGTACATAAACTCCAGTTGGAATTATCACGGTATCCATCATCAAGAAAATACAGTGAAATACCAAGTCCTGAAAGCAAGTTGATGATATCAAGCTTTGACATGTCACGAATTTCTGCTAGTTCATCCAGAACACGGCTCGACAACCGATAGGAAGCTTGGCATAGATAATCTTTTCCGTTAAGCGTTTTGATTTTGGCAGGTGTATACTTGGGGAGCGTAGAACAGATCGTTGGGAGTTTAGAGAACTTCCAGAACAGATAGTTCTTCTGGTCCTCTGCGTGTGTTTCAGTATAAAGGGGTTGATCTCCTTTGGTGATATGTCCGTCCCCTAGCCGACCCGCCATTACGATTTCACGCTCAGTAGGTTTAAGTCTTGCGTAATGGCGATAGGTGTGCATGTTATATCCATAGACATCCGCGCACCATTTCTGGATGACACGCTTGCTGCAATGAGCTTCTGTTGCCATCTCGTCAAAGGTTTTCTGTTGGTTGATATAGCGATCAAAGCACCAATCCTTATCTTTATAGATAGCGGCCATTCGGCTATCGTGTTTATCGAACACCTTGCGTTCGTACCCCATAAGGCAAACTTTGTTGTAGATGCCTTTTTCGCCATGATTTACAGCTTTTGCAATATCAGAAATAGAATCTCCGCGCTCATACATAAGCTTCAGCAAAGCTTCTTCATCTTTAGTCCAGTAACGTCCAAAAATTTTTATTCACCTCCTGTAATTTATTTCAAAAGCCCTGCGGGGGCGGGGAACGGGTGGTCATGGGCGGCTCCTTGGTTAAAACAAATCAGCTTCGGTTTTGGGCGGGTCTGCGATGAGGGCCTGGGCATTATAATCCCGGATGGCGGGGCAGATTTTGCGGTAGTTACAAAGGTTATTGCAGAAGAAAGCACTGTCCTTATCGACCTTGCGGGCAGGCCAGGGAGTGGTTTCATCCTGGGGCAGGGACTCATAGATATCGGCGACCTTGTTGATGTAATCAAGAGCTTCCTGCTTGAGTTCCGGGGTATAGGGGTAAGGCTCTACAAA